CGGGCCTCTTCAGCTGGGAAACGCGACAATGTTTACAAAGCTTACAATACGCTTGAACAATGTGACAAAGAACACGTGCGATTGCGTTCGGCAAAACCGATGCCGGATGATTATATCCCACGTATGCATGCTTTGATTGCCAGAGAAGGGCAGATCAAGGCACAGGCAACACGCAAGTCTGGTGGTGGCCAGAAGTGTCATTTATGTGGTGTCGCAGGCCATTTCGCTCGCGACTGCAAACTTGGCACAAACGTGAACGACGATGAGTATTCGGCTTATCGTGACGCTGAGGCGGATCCTGTTGTAAATTCCGAAGACAGTGACGATGAACTTGATGCGGCTAAGGTTGCGTCGCTTGTCGATCATCTGTCAAGGGCTGGCCCTGAGCCGGTCGCTGCAGTTCAGTCGCGTCCTGCAGCACAAGACGACGAGATGGATGAGCTTCGTCGTCGTCTTGAGGTGCTGAAAGCTGATTCAGTGCCGCCCCAGGATAAGCCTGCTGTGCCTGCCAAGTCGCCCCCGTCTGGCAAGCCACAGGCTCCTCCACTCCCGAGCACACCAGCTCCTGTGAGTGTTAGAGACCTAAAGAAAAAGCGTGGGTTGGTGTTGCGCCGTGTACCTCCTGTCAAGGAAGTCGATGTGCGGGAAGCGCCGGTTGTGGGTACTCATCTTGTTCCACCACCGTTGCCGGTGAAGTTTGCGAAGCCTCGTGCGTTGATCCCCATTGTTATGGGTGGTCCGCCGGCCGCACCACCTCTTCCGCCACCGAAGTCAGCAGTTCCTGTTGATGGGTTCAGTGCAGCAATCAAATCCGTCACTCGTGAAGGTGATGATGAAATCGACGTAGTCCGCGTGGACGCTCCTTCTGAGTTGAGCGTCATGGCGCGTAAGGTCACGACTGTAGCTCGGTCTGTGACGAAGACTGATCTCCCTGACGAAATCGACATGGCGGCGCAGGCCACCATGATCGATGTCCAGGCCTTCAAGGATGTTGAGCCAATGACGAGTTCATTGAAGTGCTCCATCGTTGTTTGGCTTGTGATTGCCATTGCGATGGCATTCGGGAGTCACCACGTGGCGAATGACTGTGAGTTTTGGCGTCCGTCGCCATGCCCGTCTTACAGTCTGACCAGCATGCTCACTGGTCAATATTCGTCGCCTGGACTGATGTGTAGTGCGTTGGCTGTGGCCCCGCTCGACATCGGTATCTTCAATGAGCACATCAGTAATATGCGTCCGATGGCTTGGATCACAGGGTCCAACTACAATCAGTGGCAAGAGTGCCAGCGTGACCATATCCTACCCTTGGAAATACGGTGGGGACTCAAGAACTTCAGTGCGCGAGAGCTTGTCGTGTGCCTTTTGTTGATTGCCTGGGCACTTTGGTGCCGTCGCACCATTTGGTACACGCCGCTCGAATATACGCGCCTGAAGTCAGCGTATGATGTGAGAAATCTGGCGAACATGGCCCGTCCCGTCGTGTTCTCGGATCCACTCTATCGACGGTTTCGGGTCACTGAGATCTCTGGTCATATTTGGATTGACGTTTGGAACGTCGTTACTGGCCAGGCAACTCGTGAGGTGATTGTTTCTATGGAACTTTTCGCCTCGCTTCAATCGTGCAGACAACAGCTGCTTTCGATGAAAGGCAAGAAGAGTGCAGACCTCGTCACAGGACTTGGTCGCAATGCTGAGTTGCAAGATCAGCTGAACATCGATCGGTACGTCGATGCGCTTCACGGCGTGCACCTTCAGACGGTGTATTTGGCATATCACCACTTGATGGCGGCGGAGCGTCATAAAGAGGCGATTTTCTAGAGGCCGGTGATCGTTTGGTGCTCTACGGATATTACATCGATGAGGTGAAATTGGCTAAGAAGGATCCGGCTGTTGCTGCCGTTGCCATTCCATACATCGACCCGAAAGTTCGGTTTGAAGTGATTTCCGCTAAGCGTGGGCGACGTCAAGTAGTCGCTGTGAGTTTGGGAGTGCACGTTCTTGGTGCATGTTACCCTCATCCAGTTATGAACGACGCCTATTCAACGATTGCCGGAGCAGCGACGCGTTTAGCGCTGCTCAAACCCCCGTTCGACCGCTCCCTCGAAGCGAGTCTGACAAGATTTGTCCATGCCTGGTGTGATTATTACGTGAAGCCCCTTCCGTTTGACACCGACCTAACTGTAGAGACATGGCTACCTAAGACTGCGTATAGTGCTCTAAGACAGGCTCAGTTGCTTGTTGTCCACTACGCAGAGCGTCCGAAGCGTTGGCGCGCCTGTAAGTCATTCATCAAAGACGAGTTTTACGTTGAGCCTAAACCGCCGCGTACTATTAATTCTCGCTCTGATTGGTTTAAGACAATGGTTGGTCCGATTTTCCATGCCATCGGTGAGGTTGTGTTTTCCCTCCCTTGTTTTATTAAGCACGTGCCTATTGAAGAACGTGTTAACCATATCATTGAGGTCATCAGTATGTTAGGTGCTGAGATCGATGAGACTGACTTTTCCAGCTTCGAGGCTCATTTCAAAAAGTTGATCTTGAGCTTGATACCACACGCCGTGTATCGTCGCTACCTCATTAACCTTGTGACGCGAATGTGCGTCAAGATCTTCCTTGAATTTATTGAGGATGTAATCGAGGGTCCGCAGAAACTTTATTTTGCCAAGGTTATTATTGATCTCGTTGAAGCCGAGATGTCCGGGGAGATGTCGACGTCGTTGACCAACTCACTCACTAATTTGATTCTTTACTGCTGGCTGTTATCACGTAAGTATGGCCGGAATGTGTGGGAATGCAAGGGTGTTTTTGAGGGTGACGACGGCATCAATGCACGCCGGCCTGAACATAGATTGTCTTCGGATGATTTTAAGCAGGTCGGTTTTGAGTGCAAGATGAAGACCTCGACGGACATTTCTGGCACGGATTTCTGTTCGCTCATCTTTGATGAGCTTGAGCGAATTCCTGTAACAGATGTTGTGAAGGTGTACATCAAGTTTGGTTGGGGGACTGGGCAGTTCATTTGTGGCAACACACTGAAGTGCCTGGAACTTCTGAGAGCCAAATCTTTTTCCATTCTGTACCAGTATCCTGGTTGCCCAGTTCTCTACGAATTAGCTCGTTACGGACTTCGTGTGACCAAATGGATAAGCATGGAGCGGTTCTTCAAGAGAGCCCACGGGAACAGACGTGATATGGAAATGTTTCAACGAGCCTACGCCAAGCGGTTTGAGTTAGAAAAACTCCAATTTGTTGAGTGCCCTCGCACTCGCGAGTTGATATCCCGACGTTTTGGCCTCAGTGTTGCTGAGCAGCTGGCTGCAGAGTCGTATCTACGTGGATTGAACACGTTGCAGCCTCTTGACGCGATTCATTCGCACCACTTTCCGCGCTCTACTGTTGAAGCGTGGTTTGCTTGGGTGCGTGGCGTTTCTCGCGTCCAGCTGGTAGCTGGTCATCACCCTGATCTTCCCATCGCCAGCCGTTATGACAATTTCGGCCCAGAGTGGTGGATGCGACATGGTGATCAGATTAGAAGTGGCCGTTTACGCGGCCAATCAATTTTCTCATTTGGCAATAGTTGATTGCCACTATGTGTAGCAACAGGATTGTAAATAAAGAAAAATACTGGTTTGTTTAGCTGTGAATCTTTGATTATGGAGGTGTCATCCTTTTCTTTTCATCGAATAATGACCACAGATTTTACTTGCCGGTTTCCTGTAGACCTTCGTAGCGGGGGCCCACTTGCTAGCAATTTTTAGTCCTTCACCCTACTTCGATCGGCCGGCTTAAGCGCGTGAATTATCCGCGTGTATGCAGCTAGTTAAACGGTCACGAGATGCGTAAGGCGACCCGGAAGTCCCGGGGATATAAATGGAAACTCGGGAATCCAATATCCTAGAATCAATTGTGCAGAGGAACCGAACCAATTTAAATCGGTGCTTTAATGCGTCTTCAAGAAAGAAGCCTAAGAGCTTGCGCTCATTGAGTCTCTACT